AACATGAATGCAACATCATGTATGGTAATAACAGGTAATGAACTACATACAAGTAAAGAGAAATGTTTTGAAGATTCTATCGCTAAAGCAAACAAAGCTGTTACCTATCCACAAGTACATCAAGCAAAACCTTTTTGTCAGGTTATACCAGGGACAGAACAACCAGATAAGGTAGATATTTAATGGCTACCTTTCGGTATACAAATGCTAAAGCCGATTTAACAGGAACTTCTTTAACTACAATATATACTGTTCCAGCAAAATCCTACGCTATTATTAGTTCAATTTTAGTGTCGGAGGACTCTGGTAATGCAGATACGATTACAGTTTCTATTACAGATGCCGCATCTAGCCCAGCTACATTTAGTGTGTTTAAAACAAAAGCGATTAGTGCGAATGCAACGGCAGAATTATTGTCCAGAGATTTAGTTTTAAAAGCTAGTGAAATATTAAAAGTACAAGCAGCTACAGCAAACAGACTACATGTAATTGTATCTTTGAGAGAATATTATACAGGTATAGCATAACATGGCTTTTAAAAGAAATTATAGAAAAGAATATGACAGGTATCAGGGTAAACCTAATCAAATAAAAAGAAGAGCTAGTAGAAATAAAGCTAGAGCAATTATGGCAAAAAAAGGACTAGTTCATAAAGGTGACGGCAAAGATGTTCATCATACTACAGGTAATCCAATGAATAACTCTAGATTATCAGTAAAAAGTAAAAATAAAAATAGGTCTTTTGCTAGAACTAAAACTGGAGGAAAGAGGGTAAAAAATGCCTAAAGAGTTAACAGAGTTACAAGAAAAGTTTTTAAATGCTTTATTTGGAGAAGCAAAAGGCAACTATGCAAAAGCTATGCGTATTGCTGGATATGCTTCCAGTACAAACTCACATGTTATTGTACAATCTTTACGTTCAGAGATTATAGAACGTGCAGAATTAGAAATGGCGGCTAATGCACCAAAAGCTGTAATGTCTATGGTTGGTGTCTTAGATGACCCAACTGCAATAGGAAACAGAGAGATACTAAGTGCATCACAACAGTTGTTAGACCGTGTAGGATTATCTAAAGTAGAAAAATTAAATGTATCATCTGATAAACCCATAGGATTATTTATATTACCAGAAAAGAAAAATAATGACGATATCGAAGAAGTTGAATCCTACAAATAGATATGACCGAATGAGTGGACCCAAAGTTCCTTGGGGATACGAAGTTAGTGATTACGACCCTTACTTACTTATTCCAATTGAAGAACAACTGGAAGCATTAGATGAAGCGTATAGATATTTAAAACATTCTTCTTATGAAGAAGTAGCACGTTGGCTTACAGAATATACAGGTAGAAAAATTACAGGTATGGGATTATGGAAACGTGTAAAGACTGATAAAGCGGATAAACAAAAGTATGTTAAACAAAAACGCTATGAAGCCAAGACCGAAGCGGAAGGTAACATCACAACGCAAGCTAACGTCTGAGGAACGTAAATTAAAATCAGCTAAGTTAAGTCTTATTCATGCTCAGAAAAAGATTGCTAAGCTAGAAAAAAAAGAAGAGCAAATAGAATATGAAGAGGTTAATCCTAATTACGAAGAACCTCGATTAAATAAAGAAGCTCCTCATATTTTATTTGAGCCTAATAAAGGTCCGCAAACGGATTTTTTAGCAGCTCCAGAACGAGAGGTGTTATATGGCGGAGCAGCTGGAGGTGGCAAGTCGTTTGCCCTAATAGTTGACCCACTAAGATATTGTACTAATAATAATTTTAACGCACTAATATTAAGACGTACAAATGATGAGCTAAGAGAATTAATACATAAAAGTCAGGATATATATCCTAAGGCTTTTCCAGGTGCAAAATGGATGGAGAAAAAAAGTCAATGGACATTTCCATCTGGTGCTAGAATCTGGATGACATATTTGGAGCAAGATAAAGATGTACTACGTTACCAAGGTCAAGCATTTACTTACATCGGGGTGGATGAGCTTACGCAATACAGTACGCCATACGCTTGGGATTATCTCAGGTCTCGTCTTAGGACTGCAGACCCGAAGCTACCTGTTTATATGCGAGCTACGACTAATCCTGGCGGTCCTGGTCATATCTGGGTTAAGAAAATGTTTATCGACCCTTCTGTACCCAATAGGGCTTTTGCAGCGACGGATATCGAAACGGGTAAAATATTACAATATCCAGATAGACACACTAAAGCAGGGCAGTCGTTATTTAAGAGGAGATTCATCCCAGCAAAATTGATGGATAATCCTTACTTGGCAGAAGCTGGGGATTACGAAGCAATGTTACTTTCTTTGCCAGAGGTGCAAAGACAACAATTACTAGAAGGCTCTTGGGATATAGCAGAGGGTGCTGCATTTGGAGAGTTTAGAAGAGATAAGCACGTTATACCTTCATTTAATGTGCCGAGTTCGTGGAGAAAGTTTAGAGCATGCGACTATGGTTATTCTTCTTATACTGGGGTTCTTTGGTTTACCGTAGACCCCTCTACAGATACTTTAATCGTGTACCGAGAGTTATATGTCACTAAAGTTACAGCAAAAGAATTGGCACATATGGTTATGCAGGCAGAAGTAGATGATGGTAATCTTTCTTACGGTGTGCTGGACTCTAGCCTTTGGCATAAGCGTGGCGATACTGGTCCATCTTTGGCTGAACAAATGATTGTCGAGGGATGTAGATGGCGACCATCAGATAGAAGCAGAGGTAGTCGTGTTGCTGGAAAAAACGAAGTGCATAGAAGACTTAAAATAAATGACGAAACAGACCGTGCAGGTCTGGAAATATTTGACAGCTGTACTAATCTTATAGCTCAACTTCCTGTTTTACCATTGAGTAAACAAAATCCAGAGGATGTTGATACAAAAGCAGAAGACCATTTGTATGATGCGTTAAGATATGGTATAATGTCACGACCAGTTAGTAGGTCTATATTTGATTACACTCCTGCAACAGAAGCAGCAAAGTGGTCACCTGCTGACGCAACATTTGGGTATTAAACATGGCAGAAGAAGATAACAACGTAGAAGGCTTTATGGTAGAACCAGATAGTGAATCTGATTATCTAGCTGGGTATGTACAAAAAAAGTTTGATGACGTAGAAAGTAGTCGTCGAGATGAAGAAGAGAGGTGGTTAGATGCGTATCGTCAGTATAGGGGCTTGTATGGACCTGAGACACAATTTACATCAACGGAAAAATCTCAAGTATTTATCAAAGTTACAAAGACAAAAGTCCTTGCGGCCTATGGGCAAATCACAGACGTCCTCTTTGCAGGGCAAAGATTCCCAATTGGCATTGAACCAACTCGTATACCTGAAGGCGTAGAAGAAGCTGTACACTTTGACCCCAAAGCTCCAGAAGAGTTAATTGATGAATTAAGTAAAACTTACGGTTTTGCAGGAGATGGTAAAGAAGTACCTCCAGGGGCAACTGAACAAACTATGAGAGATTTGTATGTAGGAACACTTAAAGATGAGTTAGAACCTATAGAAGACAAACTAAAACCTGGATACGGTAAAACTCCTACAGCACAAACTATTAGTCCAGCTCAAGAAGCGGCTAAAGAAATGGAAAAACTTATACTAGACCAGCTAGAAGAATCTAGTGCATCTAAACATCTTAGGTCTACTGCTTTTGAAATGGCATTATTTGGCACTGGTATCTTGAAAGGCCCATTTGCTTTAGAAAAAGAATACGCTAATTGGAATGAAGAGGGAGAATATTCTCCTGTAATTAAAACAGTTCCTAAAGTAGAGAATGTATCTATTTGGAATTTTTACCCAGACTCTGATGCTAAGAACATGGATGAGTGTGAATATATTATACAACGTCATAGACTTAGTCATTCTGAGTTACGAGGACTTAAAAAACGCCCATACTTTAGAGAAGAAGCCATTGACGATTGTATAAATATGGGAACTAATTATGTACGTAAGTGGTGGGAAACAGACTTAGAAGATTATAGAAACTCTTACAATGTTGACCGATTTGAAATACTGGAGTATTGGGGTAACATTGATAAAGACATGGCAGAAGAAGCTGGATTAGAAATACCAGATGAATTTAATGATGTAGACACTATACAAATCAACTGCTGGGTTTGTCATAATATTATATTACGTTTAGTAATTAATCCTTTTACACCAAAACGCATTCCTTACTGTGCATCACCATTTGAGTTGAATCCATATAGTTTTTTTGGTGTAGGACTAGCAGAAAATATGTCAGACACTCAACAACTTATGAATGGTTTTATGAGAATGGCTGTTGATAACGCTGTGTTGTCTGGTAATCTTAT